GGTTACAAAGCACCCACAATCACTTACACCATTAAGAAATAATGATGTAATAAGCACTTATTAAAGCTCAGATGATAGGGAGCAATCTCTATCTTTAGAACTATTAATTGGTGGCTCATATTGACCAACTAATTTTGTATCAAGCTGTTTAGGCTCAGTATTGAATGATGGGTCTAATTTTGATTTATAAATATCTGTAAATTCTTCAATTTTTAAATTCAAAAATTTAGTTGCTAAAAATATTTTAAAAAGGCTTAATGTACTTTTACCCTTTTCAAATTTCTGGATTTGTTGAAAGGTACATTTTAATATTTTTGCAAGTTCTATTTGAGTGCATAGTTTATTTTTAGGATAACTATCTATACTCTCTGTCCCTTTAAATACATCAATCATAACAATTCTTTCAGCTCTTGCTTGTTTTAATTTTTTACCAACCTCAATATCTATTTCTTTTTGAAGTTCACTTTTGGTTGCTGCTTTATATGGTCTTGGCATTATTTCTTTCTCCTTATTTTTGACAGACAGTTAGCCTAGAGTTTTTTACAACTTTTAATTTAGTTAGTAATTACAACTGTGTATAAATAAAAGTGGCATCACCATTTTCTACACCAATTATTTGTCGATAAGTTTTTATGTATGACTTAAAAGCTTTTAGTGAATGAACGCATTGCCTTGCATTATTTTTTGGCTTTTGCATTATCTCACTATGTAACTTTTGTAGTTTAGCATATCTTCTTATCAAGCTATTACTCTTTGCCATCCTGTGCTATCCCTTGTTTTAATTTAATCCTGGATTTTTCTAACTTAATATCCAAGACACTAACCTTAGCATTTTCACTAGGGCTATTTGATTTTGCTGCTAATTCAGCATTGTCAAATTCTTCATCAAACCTAACACCAACTTCAAAGAAACTTTCTTTTAAAACTTTACTCATTATCGTAAATCCATAGCTGAGTACTCTTTGTTGTATAGTAGTGTTGGTATTGAATCTGTTTGTGTGTCAGTTAATCTAATTTTTCTATGAGCTGATCCACCTTTAGAAATTAAATTTAACTTAAAAAGTTCTGCAACTATTGCACCAGCTCTGGCTCTAGAGAATTTAAACTTAACTGCAATCTCTTTATAGGTTGGGCTATATCTGTGTTGTTTAATAAAAGTGCTGATGTATTTTAAAACATCATACTTAATTTTGCTTAAATATATATTTTTGGAATCTTTCATTTTACTTATCCTTAAATAGATTTGTTATGTTTGGTGCTGGTGTATCGTCTAAATTTGCACCATTTTTTTTAAAGGTTTTTAGATAGGTAATTAATTTTTGTATGTACCAACTAGCTTTTTCTAAATCCATAATAGCTTTATCAAGAGTCTGTCCACCCTTACCACCAAACCTAGACAAATATTTAAGTGCATTAAATCTAAGTCCTCCGATATTTTCTTCTGGTGTCATTTGACTCATAATGGCATCACAAGTTTCAATAGATTTGTTTTGGTAGTGAGGGGGGTTTTTTGATTCCATATTTAAAAGGGAGCATCCTCTTTTTTAAATGGTTCAGAAATTTTACCAGACATATCTGGTTGAGTATCTTTTGTTTTATCAGTTTGAATCCAAACAGCACAGTCTTTGGTAACTCCATTCATGGTAACTTTTCCTTGATAGTGAGGATAGCCTTTACCAGCTACATCAGTTTCTCTAGGTTGTCTTTTCCATAAACTTATTTGATTGTCAAAATCAGCCATTGTTATTTTCCTTGTTTGTTTTGTATTTGTGATTTTAGTTTTGTGTATTCAGTATCAACCCTAATTTGTTCAATAGGATCTGCTTGAATCTGTTTTAGTTCTTGCTCAAATTCTTTCATTTGAATCTGAATATTGTTTTCAAATTTGTTTGGTGAAGCTGAAAGTCTGGCAGCATCTTTTAATTTTGCAATCCAATCATTAGCTAATTTTGTGGTGTTCACTTTGGGTATGGGTTTAGCAATCGGTGCAGCACTTACAGTAGGTGCTTTAAAAGGTTTAGCTTTATAACCATCCTCATTGTCCAGACCAGTTTCTAAATTAAGTGCATTTAAGAAAGCATACTTTCTACTGTATGACATGGCATTACCAGTTCCATACTTGTCCAGGTTACCAAATGCAGAACAACCTTGTATTAAAACAAATTCTTTTGAAGTGGTGTCATGAATAGTCATTTCACATTTAATAAAAACTGATTTGTCTGTCACTGTATTTTCGTAATTACAAACTGGGTATAAGCCATGTTTGTTTAAAGCTTCCATAGCTACTTTTTGGACAGAATCATGCATCAATGGTTGGAATGGCATCCCACTTTTTTTAGGTGCTTTAATAACTTTATCTGCTTCTTGACTTGCCTTACTTAACTTCTCATAAATATTACTCATTATTCTCTCCTGGTTTTCTTATTGCTTTTTGTAAAATTACTTTTTGTTTTTCTAATTGATTAATTTTTTCTAAGTATTCCCCATTAAGTTTTTGATGACCTTTATCTACTTCCTCAATTCTTTTGACCTCATCCTCAAGTTTTTCAATTACATTGTCCTGGTTTAAAAGTTTTGCATTTTTAAAAACTAATTTTTCAATCAGTTCTGATTTAGGTAAAGTTGCGTAATGATCAATCAAACTTTTAAAATCCATAGTAACCCTTGAATCTTTTAACTACTGCTGGATCAGTACCTTTCCACCAGAAACTATTTTTTCTCAATTCACTAAAGTCAGGCTTACAAAGAAGTGCCAAAGTTTCAATGTTGCCATCAGCTAACTCCAATTTCTTTTCCCAACATTTTTGGTAAAGAACTAACTCATCATAATAATGCTCTAAGCTTTCTGGTCTAAGTTCAGTACAGTTTTCTGGGGTAAATATTCTTTTATCGCTGCAACTTGCATAAGTTAAAAAAGGTTTAAGCTTAGGTAAAAGCTTTTGGTACAAAGCTATTTGTAAGCAATCACTATGAAATGGAACTACTGGGCATTTTTTCTTAGTGTATGAATAGCCAGACTTTGTTTTAATTAAAGTGCCAAATACATTTTTAATATCTCCAAAATGTGTTTCACCAATTAAATCTACATAAGATAAAAAATATGTTTGTATTCTATCATCCCAATGAGTGTATTCTAATTCTGCTTTCCATTTTTGTTTAGGCAGCTCACCAATATTGTCTAAATGATTTTGTGCTACTGGTATTAATCTTTCAACAATATGCTCAAATTTTATTTTATCTTTTTCATCTACTGGAGAATAATTATTAATTCTATCTTGAATTATTTCTGATGCTTTAGCTTCTTCTAAAGTTTTATTTTCTGTGTAGTGCATTTGCACCAACTCATGTTCCATTGTACCACCCTCAAATGAACAATTTTTAGGCATACTCATTTTTTCTTTTGGAGTCATTACGATGTAATTTCTAAATCGTATATCGTCTGGAATTGTGTTTTGAGATTTTGAACTGTGTTTTAAATTAAATTGTGTGTAGCACTTACCAATTTTTCTGATTCGGTTGTCCATAACCGAACTTATACACTATGTATAGTTCAAGGCAACTTAATTAGCACTGAGTATTGAAAGTTTAATAATCCCAATAACTAGGATATAATTCTGTTTCGATTCTTGAAGTCCAAGATGGTGTAATATCAGTTGCAATGTTTGGAAGATTAATTTTACCAGTTGACCATGACCTATCTTGAATATCATAACGACCATTACTATTTGGTTGTAAATAACCAAGATAAATTACTTTTGATTGCTTGTCCTGGCAGATTCCATATCTTGCATCAGCTCCTGTATAGATATTATTTCTAGGTTTAAAGATTCTAATTAAACCATTACTGCTAGGAGTTTTAGTTATGATGCCATTACAACCAGTATATCTAACTGGTACTGCACATTTTTTAATTTCTTTTTTAGGTAATAAAGCAACTCTACCATCATCAAATGCTTGACCAATTACATCTATATAAGCTGCCATACCCAAAAAATAATTAGATGAAATAAATTGGTCGCCATTAGTTCTAAATTGATTAAAAAATTTAGATAAATCGTTAGCTAATTCCATAGCATCAAAATAACCTGGTGCATTTACTGGTTTATTTATAAGCCTACTAATTTTAACCCTCATATTTGCTTGTTCTTTTTTAGGGTAGGTAGCTTTTATAAACTCATCAGTTGTTTTTTTGTATCTTTTTTTAAGAAATTCTAAACCCTCTTTACGAAAGCCATTTGTAAATTCTGTCATATTATTTTGAGTTTTATACGTTAAATCAAAATTTGCTATTTCTTTTTTCTTGCTCATATG